GATGCCACTGTGCATTATTCTAATCGCGAATTGGAAGCGCAAGCGTCTAAAACTGGATACTTTATTAATAGAAATCCTTCTCCGACTGCAAACTTTGGTTCATACACCAAATCAACACATGAAAAATTATTCAGATTATGCTCCCTTCATGAAGGTGAGTGGTTTGGAAAGAATTATGGTGTTAGAATCGAAAACATTAGAGTTGGGTCAACCGCGAATCCAACTTCAACCTTCTCAGTTGTAATTGTTGATTCAGCAGGAAACGAGGTTGAACAATTTGATAACTTGAACTTGAATGAGTCATCTGCCAACTTTATTGGAAAGATGATTGGAGATCAATACCAAGAATGGAATGATACATTAGACAAATACATGCTAAAAGGCGAATACTCAAATCGTTCTGATTATGTTAGAGTTGAAATGGCAAATGACTGGAAATCCGGCATTGCTGATGAAAGAATGGTACCATTTGGAGTTTGGGGACCAACCAAGCCAAATACATTAACTATCTCTTCTGGTTCGACTACGGCAGGAAGCAACACAATAGCTAAATTAGTGGACGATGCCACGATGCACTTTGGACATTCTGCGGCCAATGCCACTCATTTTGCTAGAATTGACGCGGACATAACAGCATCTCTAGCATTCCCTGATCTTAAATTAACTGATGAGAATTCAAATAACAGCGTAAACTACACAAAAGATTATGTTTTTGGTGTAAGACATATGCTTAATACAGATAATCAGCCAAAGAAATCCCTATGGTACTCACCAGATTATAAAGATTTGGTAAGAGCTTTGCCAAGCGGACTCAATATCCACGAAGATGGAACAAAAACACAAATTTCTTGGATTTTCTCTCTTGATGACATCAGAGAAGAAGCAGGAACCAATTCAACCAAGTTCTATTACGAAAATGGATCTCATGCTGCCGGAAACTCCTTCACAGGCAACTCTGGTTCTGCTAAATTGATTACCCAAGGTGTTCGCCAATTCAACGCAGCATTCTTCGGTGGATCAGACGGACTTGACATCAGACAAGTTGATCCATTCTCAGTCGTTAATGGTTTAGCATCTGGTCAAAATGAAAATAAGCATTATGCTTATCACAGTGTAAAGAGAGTTTTCGATGTAATCGCAGATAAAGATCTAATGAGTTACGATGTTGTTTCAATGCCCGGTCTTTTAAATTCAACCTTAACCCAAGATTTGATAACAATCGCAGAAGACAGAGCAGATACATTGGCAATCATCGACTTGGATGGTGGATACAGAAAGTCATACGAAGCTAACGGTGTCGAAGCCCTTGGTACCTCTACTGCGGCAATCGCCAAAGCAGAAACTTTGGATTATGATACAAGCTATGCTGCCACTTATTACCCACCAGTTCGCCTGCGCGACACAACATCAGGAACAGAAGATGTAACTGTTGTTCCTCCATCTGTTGCGGCGATTGGAGCAATTGCTAAATCCGAGGCAACTAGCCAAGGTCCTTGGTTTGCTCCTGCTGGATTTAACCGAGGCGGAATTGGAGTTCTTGGCGGATCTGCTGGTCCTCGTGTTGCTGGTACCCTTGAACACCTAACAAAGAAAGATCGTGATGATCTTTACGAACAGAACATTAACCCAATTGCAAGATTCCCATCTATTGGAGAGATTGTGATCTTTGGACAAAAGACACTTCAACAGAGTCCATCTGCACTGGATAGAATCAATGTAAGACGTCTTATGATTTTCCTAAAGAAAAGAATTGGTCGTGTTGCTGATACTATTTTGTTCGATCAGAACGTAAACACAACATGGCTAAGATTCAAGACACAAGCTGATGCAATCTTGTCTGATGTTAAATCAAGATTCGGCCTGACTGAATACAAACTTGTTCTTGACGAAACAACTACAACTGCTGACTTGGTTGATAGAAACATCATGTATGCTAAAATCTTCGTCAAACCAGCCAGAGCAATCGAATTCATTGCTATTGACTTTGTGATAACAAGATCTGGAGTTGAATTCTAATCATGAAACTAATTACAAATAATATAGGAGAATTTTAGTTATGGCATTTTGGAAGGAAGGAAAAGTTAGCCCAAAAAGACAATTTAGATGGCTAGTCACTATGAACGACGAACTACAGTGGTGGGCAAAAACAGTCACCACACCAGCGTATGAAGTTAATTCAGTAGAGCATGACTTTATGGACAATAAATATTATTATCCTGGGCGAGTTACTTGGAACACAGTAACCCTAACCTTGGTAGATCCTGCTAACCCTGATCAAGTTCAAGCAACCCTTGATATGATACAAAGAAGTGGGTATCTTGTTAAAGACGAAACAGTAGCATCCAATAATAAAAGTTCTAGAACAATTTCTAAAGCAAAAGCTACCTCTGTTGGTATGAAGCAGATGGAAATACAGGTACTGGGACCAAACGGAGCAGCCTTGGAGACTTGGACTCTCAAGAACCCATTTATAAAATCTGCTAAGTATGGTGACCTTGACTATTCTAGTGATGAACTTAGAACGATTGAAATGGAAATACAATACGATTGGGCTGAGTGCGACTTTAAGACCGGAAAAGACTTTAGTCCCACTACAGTATAATAAAAAGAGTGATTAATGACCTTTTGGAATGAACCTTTAAGAAAATTTCGTTATTTGGTAAACTTTGGTGGGAGCCAAAGGGTCGAGTGTAAGTCCGTTACTCTTCCGCAGTTTCAAACTGATGTGGCAGAGTATCGACTGATAAATCACAGTATAAAATACCCAGGCATAGGCAAGTGGTCAGACTGCAACATGAAGTTCATTATAACTAAAGATCTTCTGCAGTCTACCTTTTTAGGTGTTACGGGTTATGCCAATATTACAAATTTAGGAAACACTTTGAAAAAGCATGTGTTTGGCACACCGCCAACGATTTCAATTTTAGATGCAGAAGGAAACATTGCCCAGGAATGGTCTCTACACAGAGCGTTTATAAGTACTATCAACTTTGGCGAGGTCGCTTATCAATCAGATGATTTAATAGAAGTTGATGTGACTATCGCATTAGATCATGCTTCGATATCAAGGTTTGTTTAAAGACCACTATAATTTAGAAAGACAAAAAAGAGAGGTGAAAATTGTCGAGAAGAAACAATGAAGATCGCATGGGGGGGATTCACAAACCCGAACATGCTGATGCTCCGCCACAAGTGCAAAGTCAAAAAGCTTTTGACCCATTGCATTTTGTCGCACCAACAGAGTTTGTTGAATTGCCATCGAAGGGAAGAGGATATCAAGAAGGCCACCCTCTCTTCGGGGAAGAGACAATCGAGATAAGATTTATGACAGCAAAAGACGAAGATATTCTATCTTCTCAAACACTCTTAAAAAAGGGTTTGGCTGTAGAGAGATTTCTGCAAAATGTCATTGTTAACAAAGATATAGATGCTAAGAAATTACTTGTAGCAGATAGAAATGCTATATTGATATCCGCAAGAGTGTCCGGTTACGGAAATATCTACGAAACGAAAGCAGCATGTCCTGCATGTGGCACTTCTAGTGACCACACTTTCGATTTAAATGATAAAAAAATTATCAATTTTGAATTAAACGACGAACTAGGTGTTAAAGAGACCGGTCACGGGACTTTTATAACCAAGATGCCTTATTCGAAGTTCAACGTTGAATACAGGTTGTTGTATGGAGAAGACGAAATACACATATCTAACATAACAGCCAGCAAAAGAAAAAGAAAGATGAATGAAAGCTTGTTGTCCGACCAGTATAATAGAATGATCGTAGCTATTGAAGGTCATAAGGACGGCAGTGTGATTAAACGGTATATTGATAACATGCCAACAATTGATTCTAGACATCTAAGAGCCTGCTATAAAGCAACTGCTCCTGATGTCAAGATAATACAAAACTTTGAATGCTCCTCTTGTAGCCACGAACAAGAGATTGAGGTGCCTTTTGGGGCAGACTTTTTTTGGCCTGACAGATAAATACATCGAGCAGGTGTATGAGCAGTTTTTTATGCTAAAGCATTTTGGCGGCTGGTCTTTTATAGAAGTATACAATTTACCAGTTGGTTTGAGAATGTGGTGGCTACAACGTCTGCAAAAACAGTTTGAAGAAGAAAAGAAAGCTCACGATAAAGCTTCGAAACGATCTAGATAGTTAATGCCCTACGGGGCATTTTCTTATTGTAACTATTTACTTGTAATTGGGAGGGATTTTAATGAATTCTAATGATAAACAACTTCTCCAGGAAGGCTGGATGACCGGAATCGGTAACTGGAGCAAGACTTTGCTTAAACTACTATACGGAGACATTCCCATGGTTGGTACCTTGGATGCCTCTGTGTTAAGCAATTTAATGAAAGAAGATGAAGATGGCGAAGGTGGCCGAAAGTTTGTTATCAGAGGTAAGCATCGAGATGTTAAGGCTTACGCTGCTGCTCTTGTTAACGAAAAAAATTATTTGGATGCTTATGTTGAGTACGGCGAAGATCATCCCGCTACAGTTAAAGCAAGAACAAGGCTAGACATTTCAGTTAAAGAATTTGAATCCGCTACGGGTTTATTATGGCCGTTTAAAGACGAGGTATAGTAAATGGCAGATCCCAAAGACGAAAAAATCAAGTCACTTGAGGAAAGATTAAAAAAACTTGAGAGTGACAATGCGAAAACAGACTTGGACAGTCTACAAGAATACATTGAGGGCAAAGAAAAGCTCCTCAGTATAGAAATGAAGATGGCCAAAGCAATTGGCGATTCCAAGGGAGAAATGGCGGCAGCTAAAGAACTGAGTGATTTGTGGAAAAGCTCCAATGCCGGTGCTTATGAAGAAAACAGCGAGAAAGCTAAAGAATTTGCTGATCGTGTTGGGCTCGGTACAGATAGGGTTAAAGAATTATTAGAAAAACAAGCAATGCTCGGCCCAGTAGGTTCTGAAGCCTATGATTCTATGAAAGCGGGTGCAGAAGACGTAGCACAGAAAATGTTTCTTGTGTCGAGAGGAGGCGATGCTATCCTCGAAGGAATGGCTAAAATTGGTAAATTTGCACAAGACCCGAAAGGTATAAAGGGTATGGCCATGGCCTTGAAGGACACCTTTAAACCTTCACGGATAGCGGCTGGCTTTTTGGTGAAGTTTGTCCATTCCACATTTGATGCTATGATGGCTGCTGATAAAGCGAGTTCAGCATTTGCTAAACAGACAGGCTTGGGAAGAATAGCGACAAAAGAGATTAACAGTCTTGCACTTGGCCATGCTAACCTCGGCATTACAATGGATGATTCTGCTAAAATAAATCAAGCACTGATTACAAACATGAACGAGTTCAAGAACTTGTCCGCAGACACAAAAGATGAATTAGGTGTCCTTGTTGGTGGTTTAGATAAGTTCGGAGTCGGAGCAGAAGAAGGCGCAAAGATGATTGAAACTTTCCGCAAAAGCTTAGGTGCCACGACAGACGAAGCAATGCAGATGACAAGGGATGTCGCATTGGCTGCTAAGGGTATTGGTAAGAGTATGTCTGAGTATGTAAAGGGTTTTAATTCTGCCAACAAATCACTCGCAGTATACGGAGCAGCCGCACCAAGGATATTCGGAAAGATCGCTGCTGCTGCTCGTGCGGCTGGGGTAGAGACTGATGCTTTGCTTGGATTAGCAAGCAAATTTGATACATTTTCTGATGCCGCAGAAACCACTGGTAAGTTAAATGCGATCTTGGGGACGCAAATGTCTTCTATGGATCTCTTAACTATGAAAGAAGATGAAAGAATCGAATACCTGCTTAAGAACATTCAACTGTCTGGTAAACAATTCAAAAACATGAACAAGTTTACTCAATTGGCTGT